GCGCTCTATTTGCTCGCCACCATGCACTACGGCAAGTTGTGGCTGGCCTACCGCGCCCGGGACTTCTCCTGCGCGCTGGAACGATAGCGGGAAAAGCCTGTTAAAGAGCCTTTCTGCCCCTGATTGTTGTGTTTTTGGGGCAAGCGGCTCGAATACGCGTTGGTAGAGGCGCTCTGCTGCCGCTCTGTCCCCGCTTATCTGTTGCTGTGCTGCTTTACCCGCCTCCTCCGAGGTTTTTTCTATCTGCCGCTGCGCACTTTCGGCACTAGCCTGCGCCCTGCCCTGGTTGTAAGACTCCTGTTCACTCCTGCCCTGCTGGTATAAGTCCTGCAGCCGTCGCTCATGGTCGCGTTGGCGCTCTGATGCCTCTTGTGCAAACTTCCGCTTGAGGCGGGTTATGTCATCCTCTGCCTCCTGGTCTTTGACTTTTGCAAACTCGTCAGCATACTTTTTCTGCAAGGCAAGCTCGGCATCGAGCTCTTTTTGCAGGCTTTGTAGCCTTTCGTTGTGCTCCTCCTTCGCTTTATCGGTTTCCTCCTCGAAGGTCAGCTTGACCTCGTTCGTCTTTTCCCGGTACTCCTCCTCCTCGGTACGCAGGTTAGCCTTCAATTCCTCTATGCGCTCCCTGGACTTCTCCGCTTGAGTCAGGTACTTGTCGTCCTGGAATGCTTGCTGCTTCTGTAGCGCCTCTTCCATGCGGGCGGTTTCTTCCTTGATGTCATCGTTTATTTGCTTTGTTTTGTCGGCATGCGATTTTTCGATGCCCTTCATTTCTTTTGCAAACCTCTTTTCCCGGGTTTCGGTTGCCTCCTTGAATGCCTTATTTTCCTTTGCAATGTCTGTTTGCAGGCGCTCCGTTTTGTCCTTGTGTGCAAATAAAAGGTCAGTGAGCGACTCCTCGAAGTTGCGCGTCATTTTCTGTAGGTCTTCCGTGTATCCGCGTATCTCGTCAGAAACCTTCTTGGCGAGGTCTGCTGCCTTTTTCGCTGCATTTGTGGCTACCGAGTCCATACTTCCAACTGCGTTTCTGGCAATGTTGGTCATATTTTGTATGCCCTCTACCGTAATACTCCTGACCTTCTCCTGTGCCGTGCCAGCGGTGTCTGCCACCTTCCCAATCGTCCCCTTCAGTGTTTCGAATGATTTTTGGTACTGCCCGGTAATAAACTGTACGCCACTCTTGACAAAGCCAAGGAGGCTCTGCGCAGCAATCTTGACCGCTGCCGCAAGTTGGAGCGCGGCCCTGGCTACGGCAACCATGGTCTCCGGCGCTGGCATCATTGCCTTAATGGCATTGACAGTAGCCTCTGCGAGAAACTGTAAAGCTGGCGCAAGGGCAGCACCAACCGATGCCTCGAGCAGTTTAATCTGTGTACGTAGCTGTGAGGTAGAGCCTTGGAGGGTCTCGCTTGCCCTTGCTGCATCGCCCTCAAACACCGCCGTTTCACGAAGTAGTCCGTTGTAGAGCTTCTGGCGCACCGATGCGTCAGTCGTAATACTTCCCAAGTCCTCAACGCTTAACCCCGCCTCCTTCATGATGATTGACAGGTTTTTGGTTATACCGACGTTGTCTACCATTATTGAGTTTTGGTTCTTAATACCCTGTGTCGCGCCAACGATTGCTTGCCCGAACTCGAGCGTTCCCTGCCGGTTAAACGCTGCCGCATCCTTGAAGCCCTTCATTAGCGTAATTGCTTGGTCGAGGCCGAAGCCTGTGCCGAGCAGGTTTTTCAGTCCCTCTGCAGCCTCCGTCACGGAAAGCAGGCCGTCCTGTGATAGCTCAAGAGCAGCCTTGCGGGCATCGCCCTGGCTTTGTGAGAATGCCGCAGCAACCGAGGAAAGCCCTATCATTGCTGCTTGGTAGCGGGTCGCTTCGGAAATTGACGCCTTGAACGCAGAGGTTATGGCCTGTACGGCGGAGTGCAACCCGAATAGCGCAATGCCGCTCGCTATAAAGGACTTTGTCAAAGCGCCGGTTGACGCAGTCAGCGCGCTTGCCTGTGCGCTTGTTTGCTTGAAAGAGTTGCTTAAAGCGCCAGCGTTGTTTTTAATGCTCGCCAGCCCCGTCTTGGTTTTGTCATCGACAATAACCTCGGCTCTAACTGTTACTTTTTCTTCTAGCGCCATGTTGCCTTTCTTGTCGTATGAACTCCTCTACAAGAACTACCCATCTGTCAGGTTGTCGGTTGTATGTGTAGTAGTCCCATCCCATCTCACGCTGTACAAGGAACTCAATATACTCCCGAGGCACTTTGCGCGTCTCTCCGCGGAGGTGAGCCTGTAGCCGCTCTATGACTTCGCGGATTTTTCTTTTTTTGTTTCTTCGCTCCTCACCTTGGTTAGGACAAGATGGAGAAACTTAAAATCCTTCTCGTCAAGAGAGTCCAGGGCTTCCTGGTTGAACTCCGCGCCATCTACTGCCTTTGTACCTTGTAGTACCAGAGCGTCCTGCTCAAGCACAGTCTGTAGGACAGGTATGCCCTTCATAATCACTGTGCCGTCAGGTTCTTGCTCTACTTGAGCGCCCTCCCAGCGAGCCTTTTCTATTTGTTTTGCCTCGCCCCTGGTAAACCAGCGGACGACTTTTGCTTCCCTTCCAGAGGGGAGCTTGACGACCTTCAAACGGTCTTCCATAGTACCTCCTTTATTGTATATCAGCTTACGACGTGTACGCTGTCTTTGCGTTGACCAGGTCGCAGGTTGATATGATGTTGAGCGTGTTGGCTACATCATAACTCGCCTTGAACGATAGCGTTTGGGTGACGATTTCGTCGAGCGCATAGTTTGCGTCCCAAGTGTGGAAGTCCACCTTCGGCATCCGTATGGTCAGCGAGGGGTTTGTACCTGCCCCTATGGTTGCATCATTTTGCACCAGTTTAATTTCCATCGCCCTGTCTGTCGGGTCGCGGAAGTAGCCTTTCCATGTGGCATCGCTGTAGTTGAGGGTTACCTCACCCTCGACTGTCAGCTGGTGGTTGAGAATGTCCTCCGGCTCGGCAGTGCCGAGTGAGTCATCCAGTCCCAGGTTTTGCTTTATGAGTAACCGCAGCGCCTTGATTGACACCGCTGTTGCAGCCGTAAGGTCTCCAACCGCTCCAGCAACCTTCATGGTAACGTGCTTTTTCGTGAACTTGTTCTCATCCGTCAGCGCCGTTGAGAAGTTTGTCCATGCCTCGCCTTTCTTCGACATAAAGCTCACGATTGCCTTCACCGTTTCGTCCATGGTGGCGACTATCTCCAGCTGTTCGACCATCGCCAGCTTGTACTCCTCGGTGATATTTTCATCCTTCACCAAGAGAGCGAGCGACTGGTGTTGCACGCTTTCGCTGACCGAGAACGCATGGGTATATGCACTATCAGTCGGCCCGGTGGTCGAAAGTGTCCCCAGCAGCGAGTACAGGAAGTACCCGATTGACTGGTCGCGCAAGTCCATGTTCAGGTCTCCCTGACCATAGCGGTTAGTCACGAGCGCTTGTTCGCTGTCGGCTAGCTTACCAAGCCCTGGTGATAATCTTGCTCTTGAGACTTTGTCGTCGAATGAAAAGTCCACATGCGGGATAATAATTGATGGGGTGGCCGCACCTCCGCCCCTGCTGGCCTCACGAGCTACGCCGACCTGTAGCTGTCTTCCGATGAACTTGGTCATGCTCCCTCCTTTTTATGTAATGTCGAACGAGACTTTCACTCGTACTCGTATCTCTGCCATGACTAGGTCTTCTCCCTCTACCTCTCCAAATACCGAAGGAGCGGCATAAGTGTTAATCCAGGTGTAGTTGCTTGGCATACTCACCCCGACAACCCTTGTAGCCGCCCCCTTATAGGAGTCTTGGTCGATTGCATCCACTATATCATCAACAATACCTTCAAGTCTAGTCAATGCTGTCGCGACCCCTATTCCCTTGGTTGAGTAGAACATCCGTATCAGGAATGCGTATATTCTTTCATTTTCAACATTTGTCTCAAAGTCGCTGTCCTGGTCGCTTTGCACGACATACGCTGCCGGGTAGCCGTCGAACTGTAGCTTCGGTGTAGCCGAGGTTTCTTGAAATGCTCCTGTATTGTCCAGGAGGGTTTTGATTTGTGGTCGTATGGTTTGCCAGCTCATGCCGCTATCCTCCGTAGCTCGCGCAGGTTTCTCCGTAGCTCGCTATGCAGCCTCGAGGCAACTGGTATGCCGCTTAACTTTGCTAGGGCGAGGTTTGTGCCGATGCGCATAAATGGCATGCCCCCTATAGGCGTCCCGGCCTTCCCACGCCCGCGTATGGTTACCAAACGGCCGCTTCTATACATGCGCCCGCTGTGTATCCAGCCAGCGTACTTGACGTGCGGACCTATGGTTGTCCTAATGCTTTTACCGCCAACTGGCGAGGAAACCACGATGCTTGCTCGTAGCCGGCCGGTATCAACAGGAGTCGCCTGCTTTGCATATCGCTCTATCTGGAATGCAATTGTTTCTGCTATCTGCCGCTTCACCCCAACCCAATCAACGCCCTCAAGCGCGCCAGCGAGCCTGTTTATATCTGGCTTGAGTGTGACTTTCATCCTAAGCATTGTGCTCCACCGCTAGTATTTCCAAGTGCCGATTGATGCCGATGTCTCGTTTCGTGACTTCCCGCACGAAGAACCTGTCGTTTGTGTCCTGGTCAACGAGTATGTCCCCCTCCTGAACGTCCTCATCAAGCCTGAACCAGAAGCGCCACGCGCGTTCTCCTATGATACCGAGCTGCGAGCGCTCTTGCGCATCGAGGTCGTCATACCAAGCGTCTGCCGTTGCGGTTGCCTGTACGCCCCTTTTATTCGAGCCGAGCTCACGCTCCCTTCGTATGACTATATTTTTGTTAAAGTATCGCTCTATACTCATGAGAACCTATCCGGCCCAAGTACCTGTATTCCATCATGCCCCCTGTACTTGTCGAGTATTGCCTTTATGTTCTCGTTTTCGTATAACGCAGCGGCAAACTTCACGGAGTAGCTGCCAATACTCTCGCTTTCAACATTCGACGAGCCTCGCCGGCTGTTGTAAGTAGATTTTGAGAGCTCCCATGCTGCCAATTCAATGTCGCCAGCCGTGGTGTCGGAAAGATAGGTTGTTGCATTATCGAAATCGTAACCTGCGGTGTATGAGCTGCGGTACTTCTTTGTTCCCTTTATAAACTTGCCATTCGCCACAGTGATGACGCCGGTGTCGTAGTCTATAAAGTAGTCATTGCTGTCTACAGTACTCCAGTCGTCCTCGTTTTCTCCGCTCTCGCGCTCCTGCAGGGTGAACGAGGCAGTTGTTGAAACAGGGTAATGCTCAAGAAAAAGGAACTCCGAGCCGTCGCTGTCCATTTCTTGGTTACTGTACGCTGTTTGCTTAAACCGCTTGCCGGTGTAGCTCTCTATGTACTCTGTAACGGCATTAACAATACTTTCAAGGAGAGTGTCATCATCCGAGGTTGAAATATCAGCGTAGGTTTTTAGCCTTGCAACGGTGGTGAGTGCGTATGACTTGAGGGACATTATCCCCTCCCTTTGGTGCGATACCTAGATTTAGGTTTAGCACTCATTTCCTTTGACTGATAACTAGGTATGCGATGCCTGCCAAGAATTGCTACACCCTGCTCTATGAGCGTGTGGCCATCGTTGCGCTCAACCTCGAGAACCTTGCCAATATCATATTTGCCGTGTGGCTTTATAAGGGTTACTTTTATCACTTTCACCTCCTAACGACTACATACTATTTTTCGTATGCACTCCTGGGAGGTGAACTCCCAGCTGCGGCGGTCGCAATCCTCGTGTTGATTTCCTACTGTCTCATTCGAGTGACACGATACTCGGTTTTTTCGCTACTAGAACGTCAGCTTCGCGAACGGCGTGGTCATGACCGCACGACCATCAACCCGCTCAACAGCTTTGAACTCGGTGGCATCACGCCTCCAAGCATCTCCACCCTCATCGGTACGACTGACAGTGATTTGCTGCCGGTCTCCAATGATGTAGAAGCCCCAGTCTCCAAAGAAGATAGACTTCTGCGGTAGGTCATTCTGCTCGTAGAACGTGTAGCCGTGCAATGTCCCCGGAGTCCGCAATGGGCCGTTCTCCGTTTGCACCACTCCGCCATCACGCCAGATGTAGTCTCCGTTGGTGTCTTTTACCTTACGCAATGTTTTAATTGCGTATTGATTGCCAACGAAAGCTGCCCTACGCGCGAGACGAACTGCCTGTGGAACACTGTACTCGAGGTCAATTATGTCGTCGAAGTTGAAAGTACCGCCTGCAGCAACCGTGGTCAATGTTTCAGCATTGATACCACGAGGCTGCCCTGTACCAGAGCCGATGAAGAACGCTCTGTCCTCCACCGTGCCAATTCTTTCAGCAAACAGCCCCACGATAAATTGTGCAAGGGGTATGTTTGCATCAGCAAGAAGCTCGTGCGTAATCGGGAGCAAGCAGACCAGCTTGTTGACTGCTAACTGCTTCTGGTCAAACTCTGCCGAGGTTGTCGTTTTCTTCGCATATTCAGACACCCAATACGCCTCTGGTTGTGCAAGCAGGCTGTTCAGGTCGAGTGTGTCTGCCGTCATGGGGATTGTTCGTGCAATCCTACGCATAACAGTCATGTCGGGAAGAACCCGCCAGACTTCCGCAGCAAGCGGAGCAGGCACTAAGTACCCACCATCTCCAGCCGTACCTTCTACTAAAGCTTTGAATACTCGTGTCGCCTCATCGCTCTCACCATAATTAACCCATGCCTTGAAGAATGAGACTATGATATTATCACCTGCCTCTTTCTTAATAGCGGGGTCGGTTGAGGTTCTGTATGCCTCCTGCATCTTTTCCAATGTTTCCATTTTCGGGAATTGAATGCCGGGCAGACCTTTCTCCGTCGACAACAGCTTGTCTCTCAACTCTGTTTCTGCGGCAGAAGGCCCTTTTGCCTCTTTGATTGCGTCAGCGATTGTAGCACCAAGCTCTTTGACCATTGCTGTCATGTCGGCGGTAAGGGTCTTACCGTCTTCACCTTCGACAACAGGCTCTTCAGCATCGCCCTCCTTGGTTTCGCCAAGAAGTGCGGTTTTCAGCCCTTCAAGTAGCTCACTAACTTTTGTTTTGTCCATTTTATTTTACCTCCTTTCCATGGCTAGATAATGTAATACCCACTTTGACTGCCTCACGTAGAACCGTGAGGACTGTTTTCATTTGCTCCTCTGCAGATGAAGCCTTCTTGGTTGTTCTCTGCATTTCCCTGCGTATTTTCTTGAACATTTTGAATACCTTGTCCGAGCGCTCGTCCTGCACTATTGACTCAATTTCAGTATCGAGCCCCTTGAGTACTTGCTCCTCGACCATGCGGAAATCTGGCACTTCTTTGTCAAACTGCGCGTAATGCTTTTTCAGGTGATTGTAGACGCCCCGGCGCTCGCTGTCCGGTATGTCAACCCCACCCCTTGCGCCAAGAAGCGCGGCCATAGCTGCCGCCACACCTCGCCATACTGTTACCATGCCGCCATCTGCACCTACGTCATGGTGTGGCAATTTATAGGAAACCTGCTTGTCTGCATTTTCTGCATCAAACCACGTGAACCCTTGCGCAAACTTGCTCCAGTTGACCTCTCCTCCCTCGCTCGTTGAAAGGGCGAGTATTCTTTTAACCGCTGCCCTGGCATCCCAGCCACGCCCTTCCTCTGCCGGCGTGTGGCCTTTGTATGGGACAACAGACTTTTCTTCCTTGTCCAACTCGTCCTCGTCAGGCTTAGGTTTGCCGTCCTCGGATGTAAGCGCCTTGTCTGTTTCCTTGGTCACTTTTTCGAGTGCCTTGTCGTCGCCCATGGCTGCTTTAACGCACATGGCGTTCAACCCCATCTCCTCCGCCCGCCGGATAACCTGTGCCTGCCGTAGTGCCGGGACAGGAACAAAGGAGATTTCGAGAAGCTCTTGCTTTGTGTAAACATTCCCATCTACCTCTATCGGCATAAACCCAACAGATACAGTGTTTATAAACTCATTTTCTACCATTGCCTTTACTGTTCGGCCAAACTCGGTTATTTCTTCAAATAGTGGCTCAAACACCAGCTTCTTCACGCCATCAATCTTGCGTATGCCGATACCAATTGCCTTCCCTATCGGGAGCGAACGCTCACGCATGTTGTGATACCATAAAAGCACCGGGTTCTGCTTGAATGACTTCAGGTCCCACCCACTGATGGATAACACCTCGCCGTCCCTGTCCTCTACCTCCTCGGATGCTATGACCAGCAGTTTGTCGTTTTTCTTCTCTACTGTGGCCTTTACGTGAAGCTTTTCCATATTCCTCCTTGCTGTATTGAGCTTTTTGCTTCCGATGAGGGGAAGACCTGAGCGGCTACCCTTCCTCCCCTCGTCACAAACAAAAAACCCGCGCAGTGTGCAACAAAAGCTGACACACCAATCGCGGGCTTATACAGCCTCTCGTCCAGCCTCTAGGGGCTTTTCTTACTTATCACCACTATAACCGTCTCGCCGCCTACTGTCAAATACCATTCTCTCGACCACATTAAACGTATTGCATTTTGGGCATTTTATTTCGAGTTTTCCATAGCCAATCTCCTCCTTCGCAAGGAGGTTGCCACAATTTCTACATCTAAAGTCGTCCATCTACTCCTTTAGCACAGGTATAAGGGTGCAGCGACAGCGCGGGTGCAGCGGTGGATACTTAACACTGCCGTAGTCTATGTTGAGCGTCTGCACCTTGCCATCTTCGTCCTTTGCCGTTACTATGTCTCCCTCGTTGAACCAGTTGGTGTTCAGGGTTATTATTTTCCCATCCATCTGCATACAGAAGGGGCAGGTTCGATTATCCAATGCGGTGAGCCATTCCTTTGCCTCGACAATGTCTGACTGTATGTACGCCTCCTCCGTGGCAAAGTTGGTTGCTCGTATGATTTCGCTCCTTGCCACCATCTCCCCGCGGTTTGCTATGGTATCGCTATAGTAGCCGCTTATTGCCGATGAAACCTCGTCAATTCCCTGTCCCTGCCCTACCGCCTCAGCGAGCAGTTTCCGCAAGTCCTCCCGGGTAGTGGTATTGACCGAGTCAACAAACTGCAGGCCGCGCTTGAGAAGGAAGTCCTGTGCTCGCCTGGTAGCAAGGTCAAGGTCGCGCGGCATACCAAGGAACACGAATATCTCCCTGCCCTTGTCTATAACAAGCTCCCTTAGGAATGGTGAAAGCGTCCGCACCCACCGCGCATTTTCCTCATCCATGCCAAATATAGCATCATCAATCGCCTTCTTCGTTACCTTCGCTGCCTTCATTTCATTTCCAACTCCAATCAGTACAGCAGACTGCTGCTCCTCCCAAAGGTTTGTGAGTATACCTCGCATGCGCTGCTCAAGCACGTCTGTCTTTGCCACCATGGCCCGCCAAAACGCCTCCTTGCCGGTGAACCCCTTTTTGCTAACCGAGTAGTCCTTACTGACACTTTTTATATCGCCACCCTTTAACTGCATAAGGTTGACCACCAGCTTGACGAGGTCATGCTGTATTTTCTTTTCTATCTTCTCCTTGCGAAGCTCTGATAGCCGGCGCGGGGGTATAGGTAGGTTGAGTTGTTTTCTAATTCTTCCCTGCTCTGCCTGCTTGTTTGTCTTACCCTTCACCTTTAGCGTGAGCAAGCCGCTTTCCTCGTCCTGCTTTTTCCCAAACATGCCAAGCATCTTCCCGCCAATAGACCGTGAGCTTCCCAATGGTTGTAGTGAGAAGGGAATGTAGACTGCATCGCCGCCGTCAACCGGGTCAAGGTTTTCCCGCTCACGGACTTCATTTATAGTAAGCCAGCCATTCTTCAATCCATTATCATAAACCTTTAGCTTGAGCTCAACGTCCTCGGGGGTTGGGTCTTCGAAGTCGAAGAAAAGACCTTCATCCGGCCAGTTACGGAGGAAGAACTCATTCAAGTACTGCACGAGTGCTATCATGCGCGGCTTCACTACCGACTTCACGAACCTAGCGTCTGATGCCTCCTGGTTTGCTCGGTTCACATCCTCCACGATACCAAGATTTGCCTTTGATACCTGGAATGCTGCTAGGATTTCATCGCGGTAGTACTTCTTCCCATCAAGAAACTCCATATCCCGCTTACTTGAACCAACCTCGTGTGGCGTCAGCCCTTTGCCAAGGAATGCAACCTTGTGTGCGTTGCTCCTGCCCTCAAACTTTGAGCGCCACATTTTCATGAGCCTCTTGCTCTCCGCCTCGCCTATTTCCTTATCAGTACTGAAGAAAATCGAGGGGATGGCAGAGTTAAAAAAGAACGTCCTATTCCAGTCGCTCATAAACTCGTCAATGTCTATGGCCATGGCAGAGGCTTGCACTCCGCCCTTGCCGCGATAGGCGGTCTCCGGGTTCAGGTACTTCAAGAACAGCATGTCTTCTGGTTTTATCACAACCTTATCGAACCCTCCGCCGGGGTGGTACTCGTACTGCTGTATGTAGGATTTCTTCGAAGGTAAAATGTCAATCCAGTCCGGGCGTAGCGGCCAAATCTCGCTCACCCTTCCGCCTACCCTTAGGAGAGCCCATGCCGCCTC